ATGTCTGGTAAAAAATCATTTGCATCTCAACTTCCTGATGACGTTATTTCTAAACTACATCAACGAATCAGAGAAGCTCGTTATGGAAAGCATGAGTCTTTAGTAACTTGGCTTTCATCATTAGGTTATACAGCTTCGCGCTCTAGTATGCATCGCTACACAACGCAATTAAAGCTTAAAGATGGCTATCAAGGTAGCGCGGGTTCCTTTCTTCTCGAAGCTGCATTGAATGATGCTCCCACAAGGGATCATAATCTTGTTGCGCTATATCAAGAGCTCGGCGAACTTGAATATAAGAAAACTTTGTTGCTTGACAGAATTCGGGAAATTGCGGAATCAAAATTTCAGTGATTTTATGTCTGTACTCTATTTAAAGTGTTAATGCTCGAAATGAGAAAAAATTTTCTGGATCCGGGTTTGGTTCACTTATTCTGATAAAGCGAGGGACTGCGCCAATCACCGTTTAAAACATTTTTAAATGGCTTTTACACAACGGGCTAACGCAGCCCCTCAACCGGCTTGCTTGTCACTTGCTTCGTGACCAGATGCTAACAACTGTTGCATTGCGATATCCGCCAAAATCTTTTGACGATCCTTATTTGGTAGAGAGTCATATAGCATTCCCATAGCCATTGCATCATGAGATATGCCAAGCCGTTCAGGAAGGTCATTTGGCAAAGGCAATTTTGGTTGTGCAGTCTGAGTGCTGGGTTGCACAGCAGCAAGCAATACACTAATACCTTGCCTGAACACCTTATCTATTACCGTCTCTCTCTCTTCTGGCTTCATTCTCTCAAGAATCTCAACCCATGCTTGTAACTGCTTTTCTGATGGCGGTGTAGCTTCTTCTTTTTCGGCATTTATATCCGAATATGCATTTTTATCTGAATCTAGTTGACCCGATACAAGCCATTCCAACGATACCCCACTAGCCTTGGCCAATATTGCCAATCTGTCTATTGATGGATAGGTAGAACCATCCAAGTAATTTCTAATCACCCGCTCTGACATCCCGCATCGCTTGGCAAATGAATTGTTTGATTCCCCCTTCATTGCTTGTCGCAACCGCTCACCGAACCGGATTATTCGCGGGTCAGGAATAAACTGTTCCGGTTTATTTGCCTCAATATCAGTTTTTTCTTTGTAAGAACTTGTCATGAGAGGGTTTGCTCCAAAATCAATAGGGTTAAATTGATTTGCACAAAAAACCGAACTTGGCTTTACATTCGGTTTTTTGTGCCATATATTTATACTCATACCGATAAGCGCTAGAGATTATCGGCACAGATAAACCTATGAGGATCACACAATGCAGACAAACAGACAAGACTGGCATCGCGCAGATATTCGCGCGGCGTTAGAAAAAAGTGGCACTAATCTACGAACCCTCTCTGTTGCAGCAGGTCTGTCCAAAGACACTTTACGCAATGCCCTAGTTCGCCCTTGGCCAAAAGGCGAGCGTTTAATCGCTCATGCCATCGGTGTTAATCCAGAGATCATCTGGCCAAGTCGTTATGAAAAATGGAAGGAGGCTGTATGAAAAACGTCTGGGTGGTAGGCGCTGATGGTCAACTCTTTTTTAATATTCAAAATGAGGATAATGCCAAGGCCGAGCTTATACGTGCTATCGAAACATATCCGCACGACCTTGATTGGTTGGAGTTACTCCTTCATGTCGTTACACATCTTTCGAATCCTTCAGGAAACCCTTTAACAACTCAATGGCCAGAACATCCCCCCGTTCTCTTGGATGGTTGTTCTTATTCTGAACGAGTTGCTGCAAAACAAGTTCAGGGGTGAATGATATTCCTTTTTGTAGCAGCTCATACACAGCGTAGCCCATCGATATAGCGGGTAACTCACGTTGAGCTTTTGCTTGCAGAGCTGTGAGTTTTTCAAGTGATTTATCATAGTTGTTCATAGGTTCCTCATTAATTGGAGTGTTGACGATGGATGTTTGGGTTACAGCGCAGGAATGTGTGGGGTTGCCAGGTTTACGCAACCTTGTTTGAGGATACATCATGGCGTGGCCGTCTTGCCGACGGCAAAGGCTCTTTTCGGGGCGTTCCGTTCTGGATGATTGAAGACGCGACACTGACTGGCGGACGTCGTATTGTGCGCCATGAGTACCCATTGCGTGATGATGGCCAGACAGAAGACATGGGGCAAGCCCTGCGCCAGTATGCCTTTACAGCGGTGGTGTACGGCGATAACTACTTTGACCTGCGCGATGCGCTGATTGATGCCCTTGAGGTTGAGGGCGTGGCCGAGCTTATCCATCCGAACTGGGGCACCTTAAACGCCCAGATAGAAAGCTATACGGTGCGTGAGTCTTGCGGGGCACAGGGCACGGCAATATTTTCAATTACCTTCTCGCCTGCGGCGGATGGTACCGCGCCGATTGAAGCCGAAAATACACAGCTTGATAGCGACAGCCTGGCTGACAGCTTACTTGATGACCTTCAGGCTGATTGGGCTGCTGTCACTGCTGCGGTGGCTGATGCGACGGCAGCGATGAATGAAGTGGAAAAAACGGTTAACACCATTACTAACGGTATTCGGGGGTTGGTGTCTGGTAGTGGCGGCGCGGGTTTGTTGGCTTCTGCCCTGGCATTAAAAGGTTCAGTCAAAAACCTGATGAATAGCCCCGGCCAGCTTTTCGGCGATATGTTCGGTCTGGTTAAGGGGGTGGCTAATACGGGTACGTCTGCTGCATCAAGCCGTACATTGAAAAAAATAAGTGGTGGTATTCAGACACAATCAACAGCGAATGACCCGGCGATGGCTCAGTTACAAGATGTTATCCATCTCTCTGTCAACACATACATCGCGGCTGAACTTGCCGAAGTCACTTTGTCTGCGGCAAAAGAAACCACCCGCGCCCAACCCGCCGCACCGACATTAACCGGCAGCACTGGAGAACTGTCGTTAACTGACCCGGTGGCTGTTGATGTCGATACCCCGCCGATTGAGACGCTGGAAGACAGCAACAAGGCGATGAATGAACTGGGCAATATATTGCTTGACGCACTTATCGCCACCGGTGATCGGGGCTGGTTTAACGCATCAAATCAGGTACGAACCTACCGTTTGACCTTTATCCAACAAATGATGGCCACGGCGCAAAATCTGCCGACGGCCAGAGCGGTACAACTCACCGGAACTGAACCTGCCTTGGTGGCACTCTATCGTCACACCGGTGACGTGCGCCAACTTGATCGCTTTGTTCGCCGCAACGGTATCCGGCATCCGGCGTTTGTGACCGGCGGTGTTGAGGTTGAGGTAATCAATGACACATCAAATTGAACTGTATTTAGATAACCGGATTTACAGTGGCTGGAAAGAATTGAGTATCACACGCAGCATTGAAGAAATCGCTGGGCAATTCACGCTGGGCGTCACGGTCAATAGTGGCGACTCACCACTGGTGTTGAAGGCTGGCACAGCCTGCAAGCTGGAGATTAACGGTCAGCGTGTCGTAACCGGATACGTTGATACCATTGAGATAGACGTTGAAGGTAAAAGCCGTACGACCACAGTGACCGGCCGGGATAAAACCGGCGATTTGGTTGATTGTGCAGCGATCCACGGCAAAGGTCAGTGGCGCAATGTCACGCTTGAGCAAATAGCCCGTGACCTGTGCCAACCCTTTGGTGTCAGTGTTATCTGGCAGGTTCAGTTAGCGGCAGCGGCGACAAAATTTAAGGTCTGGCAAATTGAGCCGGGGGAAACGGTATTTGATTCGTTATCACGCGCGGCCCGTCATCGCGGTGTGTTACTGACCAGTAATGCCAATGGCGATCTGGTCTTTACTATGGCAAGTCAGGTTCGGGCCGGTTCACTGATACTGGGTATGTCAAAAGACGATCAATCATCATGCACACCGATTCTGGCTATCAAAACCCATTTGTCATGGATGGAAAGATTCAGCCTGTACCGGGTTAAAGGTGCCGCCGCCGCCAGTGGGTTGTGGGGCGAAACCCAAACAGCCAGTCAGTCTACCTCTGTCAATGTCGATGTGATTGACCCAGATATCACGCGTTATCGTCCCACCATCATTATTGCCGATGACAACTTCACTAAAGCGAAAGGTAATGCTCGTGGTAGTTGGGAACAACAACGTTCGATGGCCCATGCCACCACTGCCACAGTAACAGTACATGACTGGTTTAATCAGCGAGGCCAGCTTTGGACACCTAACCAGCTAGTGACTGTGAAGGCCACTGCGGCGGGATTGTCAGACCGTGATTTGTTAATCACTACCGTCACATTTGATTTGACGCAAGACGGTGGCACAGTCACCGAACTGGAGCTGATGCCGCGGGAAGGGTTTGAAGAACCCGCCGAGCCTGACGCTAAAACGGGCAGTGTGAGCGATGGAATATGGCGATGATAAGACAGATAAATAAAGTGACGGCCGGGTTTCAGCGCCGGTTACGTCTGATGATTTCGCGCGGGGTTGTCAACATCATTAATGATGGCCTGAAGACCCAAAACCTTCAGGTGTCGATGCTGGCAGATGAGACCGCGGATGATGTTGAACGCTTCCAGAACTACGGTCACAGCAGTGTGCCGCCCGCAGGCAGTGAAGCTATCATTTTATCGGTGGGCGGTATTCGCCAGCATCTGGTTGCCATCGCCGTGGATGATAAAAACTCACGCCTGGGCAATCTCGAACCCGGAGACAGTGCCGTCTACCACCTTGAGGGGCACAAGATTGTGCTGTCCAAAAACGGGGTTATCAAGATTGTGTGTAAGCGTCTTGAGGTGGTGGCCGAAGACGAAATCCTGTTTGACTCACCCCAAACCCGCTTTAGCGGTGATGTTGATATTGTGGGTGTCAGTAAAGCCAATGACCACCAATCCAACGGGATTAGTGGCGCTGGCCACACCCACCCAGAACATGATGGCTACACCACCGGAGGGCCAAACACATGACCGATATCGCGTTGATTTGGCAAACCGATGGCGCTGATATTGCTGTAGGTCATGCAGATATTCTGCTCGATGATTCACTGAGCACTGCCGTGATTATTTCCCTGTTTACTGACCGCCGCGCACTGTATGCCGATGAATTGCCTTCCGGGCCAAACACCGATCCGCGCGGGTGGTGGGGAGATGTTTTTCAGCGTAGGCCTATGGGCAGTCGTCTGTGGCTGCTTTCCCGCGAGAAACAAATGGCCTCAGTATTATCACGGGCCAAAGCCTACGCCGACGAAGCACTAGCCTGGCTGGTTGAAGACCGGCTAGTCAGGCAAGTTCAGGTCACGGCCACGGTGCAACAAAAAGGTACATTGCGACTGGCAATACAGTTGACACTCCCGAACGGTAGCGCTGTCCCGCTGACGTTTAACACCACTTTAAACGGTATTTAAATGGCTTATAAAGTACCCGCATTATCAACATTGCTGGCCCGTGGCCAGGCCGATATTGAAAGCCGCTTACCCGGCACCTTTGCCCGGCGCGGCGTCAGTACAGCCGGAGCCATTGCCTTTGCCAATGCGGGTAACACCGCGGGTCTGCATGACCATTTAGCCTGGACATCGCGACAAATCATTCCGCACCTGGCCGATGACGATAAGTTGCTGGAACATTGCGAGTTTTGGGGCGTGTGGCGCAAACCCGCCGCGACGGCGGCAGGTTCTCTAGCCGTGACGCTGGTTGGTGATAGCGTTATTCCACAAGGCACCCGCTGGCAGCGGCCAGACGGCGTACTGTTTGAATCCGTATCTGAAGTCAGAGCCAGTGCCGGAACCGTGGCGGTGGCTGTCACGGCCATTGACACCGGGAAGAACAGCAATACTGCCGCTAACGTGGCGCTGGAACTGGTTTCCGCCGTGGCATTTGTTCAGAGCAAGGCGCTGGTCAGCCAGACCACTATCAGTGGCGGTGCCGAACTGGAGAGCATTGACTCGCTGGGTGTGCGCTTGTTGTTCAGGGTGCAATATCCCCCGTCCGGGGGGAACCAGTTTGACTATGTCCGCTGGGCGTTAGAATGTCCCGGTGTCACTCGCGCATGGTGCATTCCTCGTTATCGCGGTTATGGCACTGTGGGTGTGATGTTTGTGCTTGATGAAGAAGTGAATATCTTTCCCACGCTTCAGGACATTGCGCGGGTGGAAGATTACTTAACAGCACACATCAATCCCGTAACCAATCAGGTTGAAGGCAAAACAGTGGGGGCCGAGTTGATTGTTGAAAGCCCGGAACCACTGCCACTGAATCCAATTATTCGTGTCTCCCCCAATACTGACGAGGTCAGAACGGCAGTCAGTGACAGTCTGAAAACCTATCTTGCTACCCTCCCGCGTGGTGGCACGGCACTGTTGTCTCATGTGCGTGCCACCATATCGAACTCACAAGGTGAAGCTGATAACCTCTTGATTTTCCCTGCAACTGACCTGTATGCAGCAGAAAATGAGCTGTTTGTCTTGGGGGATATCGTATGGCGATGACTGCGCAAGACTATCAACAATCCGGTCTGCATCTGCTGCCGAACGGCAAAGCCTGGCCAAAAGTGCCGGGCAGTTCGCTGGCACAACTTATGCTGGCTACAGGCGACGAGTTTGCCCGAATTGATAGCGTCAATGATGCACTACTGAATGAAATGCATCCTGACCGGGCATTTATGTTGCTGAACGATTGGGAGGACTTTGCTGGTCTACCTGATTGCAGCATTGACCGTGATGCGACAATTGAAAGCCGTCGTCGTGCTCTCAAGACCAAGTTAACGATGGCAGGTAGTTTATGTCTTCCATTTTATGAGCAACTGGCTGCGTCGCGCGGTTACAGCATTACGCTGGTTGAGCGCTATCCGCACCATTGCCTGCGGGGTTGCAATTACCCTATTTACCCCGAAAAAAACTGGTTTCGTGTCTTTGTTTATGTGGCCTCTACGGTCACTCACTACTCAACTGTACTGGATAATTGCAGACAGCGTTTACGTGTGGCTGATGCGGCAGACCTTGAGTGTCTGCTTGAGCGCTACGCCCCTGCTGAAACCGAATTCATCTTTATATACGAGGATTAATCATGTATGGACTAGATAACACCAGCGGTATCAGTGTCATGCCTCCAGTCGCGCCTGCCGTCAGCCCGACGCCACTGTGGTTTACAGAGGGCGGAGCAGGACAGTCACCGAGTTACCCTGGGCAGGACTGGTTTAATATGTTTCAGGCTGAACATTTGAATGTGTTGGCTGATGCAGGTATTAGCCCGGATAAATCAAAGTTGAATCAGTTAGCTACTGCTATTAAGAAATTAATTGCCACCGGATTGCCTGAAATCCCCGTCGCATCATTATCCCAGAAAGGTATCGTGCAATTAAGTAGCTCGATAAACAGTGACAGTGAAACGCTAGCTGCAACATCAAAAGCTGTTAAAACTGCAAGCGAAGCAGCACTGAAAATAGAGAAAAATCTGTCTGATTTGAATGATACAGCAGCAGCAAGAACAAACCTGGGGCTGGGTGGCGCATCATCGCTGAATGTCGGCACAACGGCGGGGACGGTGGCCGCAGGGAATGATTCGAGAATTGTCGGTGCATTACAAAAAACCGGAGGAACAATTTCAGGAAATATATTAGTTAATGGCGTTATATCGACACCAAATCTTATTACGGCTCTAGGAGTATCCCTAGCCGATGGTACGACAATAGTTCAAGGCGATGGAAACATAATTGGCGCGGGGTCAGCGTTTGGCCCACAGGGGCTGGTTGCTGCATTGCAAGGAAAAATAGACGGGGTTCGAGTTACAGCAACAGTAACAGGGCCAGCGGGAGAATCGCCCATTGGGGCGTTTATGGTTGGATTGAATGGTGCGATCAGCCAATCGTATAGATATATACAGATTTTAAGAAATGGCGTTTGGTCAACGATTACTACATAGGAATTAGTTATGGAATTATTAAACTTAAAGTCATACATACCTGACGATCCCAAATTAGGTACTGACTCACAATATCTTATTGATGAAAATGGCCGGGATTGGTACGAGTCACAAAAACTATTTAAGAAAAAATACAAAGTAGCATTAGATCCGCAAAGTAAGGTCATACGAAGCATCAGCGAAGATGTATCCATGCTTTTCCCGATAAACTGTGATGTTCTTGAGTTTGATATTATTCAAGATGGCTGTGATATCAGTGGTGCGTGGGTATTTGATGGAGAAAAGTTAGTTAGGCGAAATGTAAGTGCAGCGGAAATCATAGCCGCAGCAGCAGCAAAGAAAGCAACATTAAAAGCAGCGGCAGACTCTGAGATTGACTGGCGGCAAGATGCAGTTGACGCAGAAGAAGCCAGTAAAAAAGAAATATCTGAACTCGCGGCGTGGAAGAAATACCGCGTTGCACTTATGCGTATTGATGTGAGTGCAGCGCATGATATTGAGTGGCTAGCAGCACCAATTTGAAGTTTCAATCCCACAGTGTGCCGCATGATTTGATAAAATCTCGTTGATTGAGTAATTCGCAATTCATGTGACACATTTTCGCAATTTACGCGCCGCGCTACAGCGGATAAAAAATTGATTAACCCACGTTAACTACATTGGCTAATATTGATGTGCCATCGTTATCCAGTAAAAGGTCAGCGAATACCATTGAGAAAACTCTTATAGTGCTGCCCGATTGACGGAAGCGCTGGTTTTCTCGACAAATCTCGCATAAGAGCACGCTATGGCAATGAAAAAATGGCTATTACGTACAAAAGTGCGGTTATTACGGCCAGCACGTAACTCTTGCCATCATGCCTCTTATTTTTTTGCGGTATGAACAGTGCGTTGCGATATGAATAAAAAAACCATAAAAGACGGGTTAATGTGCGGGATGTTGCCAATGCATCGTGAGGATTGTGCCCTGAGTTTCTGCGTGATAAGCCCGCCCGATGACCGTAAAACCTTGTTTACGATAGAAGCGGTAGGCGCGGCGGTTTTGCTGATACACCTCCAGACTCAGCGCTGGGTAGCGTTGCTGAACGTGGTCCATCAAGGCCTTGGCGACACCGTGGCCGTGAAAGGCTTGGGCAACAAATAACGCCCCGACAAGTTGTTCTTCCAGGATACTGATAAACCCGATAATCGTGTTTTCCTCAGTGGCCGCTCCCGGTTGCTGATATACCCAGGTACGTGCTGTCGGAAGATAAGTCTCTCTGATTAATGGTGCGCTCTCATGCCAGTATTGCTCGGCAACAAAAGGGTGCGCGTCAATCGTACTGGTTAGCCACAGTTGCATCAGGGCATTGAGATCGTCGGGTTGGTAGATTCGAATCAT